TTGGCCAGAGTGACATATTCTTGGCGTTGTTTTGAATCCAATGCAAAGAGTTGTCCGCTTGCCAGTTTCTGGGCTTGGTTAGTAAGACGATCAAAAAGGCCAGCCGTGTCTCTTGCAGTAGCAAATTCAGTCTCGCGCACCACTGAGCCAGGGTCAAGCATCTTCATAAATCCAGTGATCAGCGCAATGTCGCCTGGTCCTGTTTTGGCTTTGGCAGATGATTCAATATTGGAGTAAGTTGACCCCAGTTCGCCGTAGACCTTAGTGCGTCCTTGATATTCCTTGCGTAGCTTTTCTTCCTGCTCAAATTTCTTGGCTGGATCAACGCCGCCAGAGGCCTCAAGCGCTGCAACTTCCAGCACAATCTTGGCTGTTTCTTGGCCAAGTTTCTTGGTTGCTGCCAATGCCTGGCTTGTCTGTTGGGTTGTCAGGCCAAGGTCGGCAGCTCGCTTTTTGACCTCATCTAGTTTTGTCTGCTCTGCATATTTGGCATCAATTTGTTCTTTTTGGGCTTTGGCTTGCTCATATTCCCGAACAGCCTTGGCTTTTGCAATATCATCCGTTGCCGTATCAATAGCCACTTTTGCATCGGAAACGGCTTTGTCTGCTTTGGCTACAGATTCTCTAAGTACGCTTGGCGCTAATCCCGCAGCCCTACTTTCGGCACCTAATTTAATTCCACTCTCAATTACCTTGTCACCACCTGGAATTTGCGAGATGGTGTAGCCAAAGTAATTTTCAGTTGCTTGTGGATTTTCTTTGGCCACATTGCGCCATGTCTCTAAAAACTTGGCACCAGCTTCGTCACCTGAGTTGCGCTTAGCATCAATTTGTTGATCTAAATAGCTGATGGCAATCTCTGGCTTCCCTGCTTTGAACGCTGAAAATACCTGACCGGCCTGGCCAAGTGCTGTTTTTTGACGCTCCTCTGTCAACATGCCAAAGCTCTCACGCACAGCCTTGGCCTGCGTTTCAGGCAGCATCATGGACAGGTTTGCGTAATCAGCAGCAGTGGCATTGGGGCTTTGCAGCTTTGCAAACCCTGCTTGGATCAGCTTCTGTTGAGCTGCTTGCTGAACTTGCTGCTGCTGTTTGAATTGCGCTTCTTGGACACTTGTGCCAGCTTGGAAAGCACTCAAGAATGATTGTGTCGGGTCGGCAATTTGAACGCCGTAGTCAATGGGTGCTGGCATTAGAATTTACCTCCTAGGCCACTGTAAATACCAAGGCCGCTGGCAAGTGCCGTGGGGAATGCGCCATATGCTCTGCCTTGGGCAATAGCGCCGCCAGCCTGGGCCGCACCTTGCTCTCCAAGAAGACCAGCAATGCGTGCCCCTGTATTCATTCCTGCTGTGCCGACACCGGCTGCAGATGATTGACCAAGTGTTGCCAGCCCACCTAATTGACCGTATTGTTTTTCAATCAAGTTTGACAGCAGTTGTGGCCGAAACTGGCCAAGTGCGGCTTGGATATTGCCGCCACGTAGACCACCAGTGGCCGATGCACGCTGTAGTAAGGCTTCCTCGCCTTGCCCGGCCAGGGCTTTGAATTGCTCGCCACCACTAATTCGCTCAATGGCCGCACGCTCGGCTTCTGGCCCTTTGAGGCCAAGCAAGGCTTGCTGCTGTTCAAGTGCGGGTGCGCCAACAGCAACAAATGGCTGCAATATTTTCTGCACCGCATCAAATTGCCTTTGTGTCTCGCTAATCCCTGCACCGGCTGCTGCGCCTTGTATATCTGCCGCTTTGCTGGCAGCATTGCTTTGCATATAGCCCGAGACAATCGTCGCGCCACCGACTGCAATGGCACCCAGGGCTGCTGCTGATAATCCGAATGTCATGTTGATTCCTCCAATTGCGCAGGTTGCACAGCCTCAAGAGACGGTGCTGGCGCTGGAATGGTGAACAAGTCCCACAGGGCTTGCGGGTTTTTCTCGTTGGTTGGGTTGGCGTGGAATGTGGTTATTTCAACATCAGTCAAAGCAATGCCAGCGCGTTTGGTGCCAATTTTGGAGATGCTCATGTCGCCTGGACTAAGGCGTTGTGGGCCAGTGTCTGTGCTGACAATCAGATCGCCTTTGCGCACCAGGAAGAACGATTCTTCTCGGTGGACTGCTCCGGTCAGAACGGTGCCTGCCGGGATGTGCATTGTGCGAGCGTACAGGCCAGCGCAGAAAGCGTGGTCAATCGGCAATGGCACCTGGGGCAGCTTGAGCAGCTCACCTTCCAAGAGGTAAATGGGCATGTGCTCGGCTGGCACGCCAGCTTCTAAAACCGCAACATGACTCATCGAGAACTCCTGTTCAGGGTGAGCTGCTGGTGGCCCGATAGACTCAGCGGCTTTATTTTCCCACATTTCGGCATTTGGTCAATCCATTTCAGATTCGCGCTCTTCCCACGCTTGGCAGACCCGCATGTCGTTGCAGATAAAGTTCAGTTTTTCGCAGTGGCCACGGTAGCCAGCGCCCTGGTCGTAGCTGGCCATCGGGATGCGCTCAATCCGTACTTGGGTCAGGAAGCTGTTGTCGTAATACTCGCAGTTTGAGCAGTGCTTGCGCCTTGCGTCTTTGGCATCGCACTGCATTGCCTCGGCCAGGGAGTCATAAAACTCAGGGTTGGCCTTTGGCTCGTTGGTCGGCATCTCTGGACCGTAGTGCCAATCTTCCACAGCAATGGCGTAGTTCTTCTTGTTCTCGGCAGGGGTGATAAACCCTTCGTCCACCGGCAGGCCAGCAAAGCCTCTGGGAATCATCATAAATTGTTTCATGGCTGTCCTTTAAGAGGTAATTTCGCGGCCATTGGCTCGGATGGTCAATGAGGTGGCTGCACTGGCAATCGTGGAAATAAACCCGCTTGGCTCAAGCGCCTGGCCAACCAATTCCGGAAAAGTGTAAGTCTCATCAGGCGCAATGGCGCGGGTGTCCACGATTAGGTTGGATGTGGCTGCACTGCCTGCTGCAGTCACCAGGTTGACGCTGATCGTCACGTTGCCTGCCGTGGTGTTGGTGGCCGTGAATTTGTCAATCAGAGCCTTGCAGTTCACAGCGGTGTACTGCGTGGTCTGGGTATTTTCGGCCTGCTTTGCTGGAATCAGCACCTTGATGGATACGGTCATGGTTTTTCCTTAGGTGGCTTCTGCACCGCTGGCGGTGATGGTCAGGCCAGTCGATGCTGCTTGAATTTGGACAGTATCACCTGCATTGATGATCTGCACGCCATCATATTGCAAAGCGTTATTTGCTGGGACTGAAATGTCGTAGATAAATGCGTTTGAAGTCCCAGCCGTGCCTGCGGATGGCACCAAGAACAAACGCACATTGATGGCCGCTGCCGTGGTGTTGGCAATGGTAAATTCTTTGAAGAATGTGCGAGTATCGGCTGGGACGGTGTACAGCGTGGTCACGCCTGTGGTGATGGCGGCCTGGCCCAGTTTGGTGGGTGTAATTATATCGTAAGCCATGTCAATACCTGATTTGATCGCACCCTTGCGGTTTGGTTTGCATACGGCAAGATGCCAACCACATCGTGCGCCAGCTCAATATTATTACGCACAGGAGCCAGCGCCAACAGGTCAAGTGATTGTGCCAGCGCACTGATCTGGGCCAAAGCATTGTTGGCGTTGGCTGCTGCCGTGTCTGCCTGGTACTCGAAGTCAGTGCCGACGATAACCTGTATCGTGTCAACTGTAGAAAACAGCAGCTCAAACTGCCTGATCTGTTGCTGGTCGGTCAGGAACGCCGCAAGCTGATCTCGCGTCAGATTCAGTTTGCGGGATGTTGGTGCCGTGGCCATCAGAACGCCAGTGGCTCAATCTGGGCCTCAAGACGGATGAATGACACATGGGCATCGCTGTCGCCACGGAAGCGCTGGATGCGCCAGTTGCGCATGTTGCCCTGCTGGAACCAGGCCAGGCGCTTGTTGGACCCTGTGGTGCCCACGCTGATGGGGCGCTCTTGACTGTAAGCCTTGCCATCGACACTGTAGCTGGTGCTGATCTGGGGGTTGGTGCCAATGGCCACGCTGCCAGTGAGACTGACCAGCTCCAGCTCGTTGAAAATGGCCCCATTGCTTTCGTTGTAAACGATCAGCGTGCCAAACTCCCATCGCACCTGCTCGCCCCAGTGGTAGCCGGTGTCCTGCACAAAGTAGCCGATGGAGGTGGATTGCGGATCGCCAACAAGCCACTTGTCGTAGGCCCAAACGATGTTGCGTGCGCGGTACTGTGCAAAGCCTGCCAAAGTGGTGGTCAGGGTAAACCAGACCTGCTCGCCCAGTGCCTCAGATGCCGAGGCGTCATAGACCACGGTGCGGTCTGGCAAGTGGACGTAGAGGTGCTGATGCGCTTTGTCGTTGCGTGCTTCGAGCTTGACCAGGGCAAGTTGCGCCTCGGTGTAGTTCAACAGCAGGTTGTCAATCTCCTGCGTGCTGATTTTCTGGGTGGTTGCGGCTGCGCCCACGTAAATGCCGGGGGCTTCGTTGCGGCCACCGCCCAAGAAAGCAATGGCCTGGATGAAGACGCAGCAGGCTTGCGTGCCGACGACACCCTTTTGGATTTGAGCGCCTTCGATGCGTGCAAAGGGAAACAGGTCGCCGCCCACGTTGTCAAACACCTCGATGGTGTTGCGGTTGAGCGCATAGACC